GTCTGGCCTTTCATTTACTTCTTACCGTTGCGGAAAATCTGGTCCTCTGTGATCACCCGGAACTGTATGCCTTGCCGGCGGCACCATTTAGTCGCCTGGTCCCATTTGGCATAATTCACTGCCACTATGGCTCTATCTCTCATTGACGCTTTGCTTTCCAACACACTTTGTTTTTTTGGTTTGATTTCAATCAGTTCATTTTTGACCTTGTTGTTTTGTGTCCGGTACTGTACGAAAAAATCTGGTACATAATTGGTCATTTTGCCCGTGAGGGGATTGCGGTAAGGAATTGAAATAGGTTCGCTGGCCCAACCCACCACGTTGTCATTGTTGTCACAAAAGCGCATGAACGCATGTTCCCACCCCGATCGATATTTGGGTTTGCCTTTGCCAAGATACTTTTGTGGATTCAAGATTTCAAAAAAACCTTGGGCGTAGTTTCTACTCATGGCAACACATTGCGAGCCGCATACTGGTTGGGAATAATTCCGGCATCGACGCCTAACAAAGTGGTATTGCTGCGTTGATTATTGAGAAAATAACAGAGAATGGTGGTTAACTTCAATTTATCTTGATCTTTTATTTCTGCTAGCAGGTCCATGACTGGTCGTTTGCTGGACTCTGCGACTCTAAATAGGCTTATGGTGAAATTCTTTGCTGCAAGTGGATCACCAAATGCTTGATTAAAAAAACTAAGAACTGCATCGTACTGATCTACCGGCACGTCTTGTTCAAAAAGGTAGAATTTATCAAATAGCCTGACTGTAACATCAAGGTCGGGATTAGAAAAGTTAACTGAGCTCATCACGAATTCCGTGAGTTAAATGTTAAGGGTTTGTCCGGGTCTGTGGCTGCTTAGGAATACTTATTATGGGCGCAGGACTGTTAGGCACTATAGGCGGTGTCGCGACTGGGGCTTTGGGGAAAATATAAGAGTTAGCTTTGCCTATCACGGCTCGAGCTTGTTCTGGCAATTCTTGTCGTGCCACATCCGTGAGCACAGCAGTGGCTTCATCTTTCACAATGGCTTTGAGATCTTTGCCTTTGAATGTTTTGTAGGCCGTGCCTGCTTTTTGCACAGCACGTAATACACCTTGTACGGATCCTTCTTGCAGGTCAGTCACAATGCCACCCACTGCGTCAACAAGACCACCGGGTCCCAATATAGTTGCACGACTGCCAGGCCTAGTTAAGGGGCTGGGTGTAACATCATAACGAGCCTTATCAGCAAAGCCTTTGACAAAGTTACTGGGCCTAGCTCCATCAATTTTGCCTGCATAATATTTGACTGTTTCATAACGTACAGTCATCTGATGTTCCATGAATTGGTTGCCTTGACTGTAGTCATAGGTGTCATGCCTCCAATCAGTTATCATAGGATTAATCAATACGTAGGCACAGAAGTTTTTCCCGGTTGCCTGTTGCCCGGCCGCAAAAGGTCTTCCTTTTGGATCCGTGCCGCCGGGTGTTGCCATGCTATCGGGTCCGTTGCTCAAGCCATATATGGTAATGTCTCTTAAAAACGGTGCTTTACCAGTGGGGGGGGTTTTTCCATCTAAGGAGTTTTCACCAATGTATCCCCAATCATTGACTAGACGCACTGGTGCGTAAATGTCTCTAGCATTGTAAACTGCACCACCATCCTGTGCTGGTTGACCTGACGAGGATGGCGCATTTGTAAAATATTGCTGGCTTGGATCCTTGTAGTAATAGGAAAAATAATTGTACCACAAATTCCTAATGAGGTCACTGTTATCATCATGAAAAGTAAATTGACAGGGATTATAGTTAATTTTTTTCTGTATCAACCGCTTGCGATTGTACTGGTTCATGACCTCTACATCAATGTCATAGGAAGGTAATTGAACTGTTTTGACCAAAAGGCCAATGTCTGATTGATTCTTGCCAGCTTCTTTAAAAATATTATTCAGCGCCTCAATTCCTGTCATGGGGGCCGTGTTGAGATTGAAGTAAACATGAAAAAGAAACTTGGGGCGCGGCGCAAAGTTATAATTACCCGCTCGAAAAGTTTTACTGGCGTGCTGGTAATCTCTTAGATAGTCACTGCCAAAAAACCCTTGCGCTACACCTCCTATGAACCCCTTGACCAACGAGGCCATGTCATTAACCTGTAGCCACGGTGCCCAGCGTTCTTCCTACTGTAGCGCCAAGACCTGATCCAATGGGAGTTTGAAGAGCATTATCAAAACGCATGGTTAAAGTCATTGTTACTGGTTCGCTCGTGCCATAGTTGAGATCATTGTAGTTAACTGCTTGCAAGTAACAACCATACAGTTCCCAAGTTTCCAGTACCACCGGAGTTGATGCACCATTGCCACCATCAAGGATTTCACAACGTGTGAGGAACTTGTAATCAATACCAGACCTTGCCGAGGCCATTTCCATGAAGTCCAACTGCTTCTGCACTTGCTCGCCCACCAATTTGGATACATTGCCAAGAGCATCATCACGCAGTTCGATTGCCACAGATTCCCAGCTGTACTTGCCAGCTAGATAAATGGTAGAGTTATAGACGGGTATGTTCATTTCTTCAAAACTCACCGATGGTCTAGCAAAGCTAATTACCTGTTTGGTCAATTCTGTCCGCGGTGTGCTTTGCCCAAAATTTTCAAATATAGCTCTAAAACGATATTTCAGTTTGGGCATCAACAGACCCTGCGCTTGGGCTGATTGGTCATTGGCCAAAGGCACGGTCATTCTTGTCAATGATGCAATGGACATATTCGTCTCCTAATATAGAATTATTTATGGCAAATGAGATCAAAAAAAATGGGGCCTTAGGCCCCATTTTTCTGCATTAGCGATGCCGTTAGATAGTGGACGGCGAGGAAACTACCCCCGAGTCAATCTCACCGGTATTCTTGATGCGAACCGGAATATAAATGAATTCAACTGATTTTATGGGTTCAACAGCAATGTCAACGTAAAGTTCATTGCGATCAATACGTGCCGGTGTGTTGTTGCTTGTATCACATACCACCAAGTAATCACGGACACCGCGCTTGGCCACAAGATCGGCAAACATACTTGAAATGGCAGTACCTATTTCATCTCGTGTCTGCTGATCATTGGGTTCAAACACAAAACTTTTTCCAATAGTCTCTAACCTGCCACGAATAAAAGCTATCAAACGTGCCACGTTGATACGATCTAGGGCGCTGGGTGCGGTAGCCGTGGTCTTGTTACCATAGTTTACTATACCCGTTCCTGGCAAGAATGTAATTGGATTGATATTTCTTTGATACAAAGTATCACGAATTCCTTGTCGGAGAGCAGTTTGTACAAAAGCACCGGTCTGGGCATTTACATAACCTATAGTGATTGCGTTGTCTACAACACCACGACGTGTGCCTGCAGGCGCTAGCCAAGGAAAGGAAGTTTCGTCACTGCGCAGAAGAGTACGAAGCATCATGTGGCTTGCTGGCATCACTATTGTCTTTCCTGCAAGGTCCGTGGTCTGACACGCAGGATAGAATACGCCAAGATAGGCATCTTTTGTGACCAAACCAGTTTCGCTGTCAACATTGCTGTTTGCAGAGTTGCTTGCCCAGGTGTCGAGGTCGGTAGACGCGTCAGACAAACGCAAAGGCGCGTCACCAATGACAAAGCCAGTGTTGCTGCGCTCATTGTTCAAAGCCACCATGTTACCCATCAACTCAGGATAGCCCGGAGCAGCCAATATGTTAAACTGACGCTGTTCTTCTCTTAGTTCTTGGTTGGCGTCTATGCCAGACTTCAATGCAGCCACCACTAGAGAACGTACAGCTTTGCGTCCCATGTATGGTGCCCCAGTATTCAGCAGACCACTGGCACTGACCCAAGCATCAGTGACTGTACCTGTAAATCCTGGGTAAGCAGCAGTGTTGAAACGATTCACTGCAAATTTCTTGACGTTGAAACCCGACCGACGCAAGTTCCAAGCCAACAGGCCTGTGGGATAAAGAGTATAATCAGGTGCATCGGGATCCAGGTAGTTACTGGACAACAAGCTGGTTATGGTAGGAATATCAGCTGTGATTGGATCGGTGTTTCCGTTGGTTGCCCAGCGCATGTCTGCAAACAATATACCATTGGGAGTGGTTTTATCAGTGTTGTCTATCATAACCCACTGATCCACGCTATTCACTGACTGCCATCGCTTGATCATCGGATATTGTTCTAGATCACTAGTGTCAATCCAAAGATCACCATAAACCAAGACAGTATCATCGCTTTGTTTAGTAGGTGCTGTGGCGCTGACAATGGGCCCCGCGGGATCGGTATTAGTAAGATTGAAACCTCGAGAATCATTGGATACTGTGAGATAACCCTTCCAAGCAGTGCCATCATGTATCATGATGTCAACTTGGTCTGAGGCACTGTAGTACCACTTGCGATCCGCAGTAGGATTTTGTGTTGGAGCCGTAGCGGAAGCTGTGTAAGTCAGTGGCACCCAGCTACTCAATGCCAAACCATTGGCTGCATCATTGGGAGTGACCAATTTAACCCCTTGAACCGATGTAGTGATTCCGGCATCGGTAACAGGAGTTCCGCTAGTGTTGACCAATACTATCACACCACCTTGGGTGTGTTGAATCTGTACTGCGCCAGTACTGGTCACTGAAGCAGTGGTGTTGGCCACATTGGCTGCCACAAAAGCAGTGACAAAATCTGTTGCTGTGGTACCGGCCAAAGTAGCAGTGACACTACTAGTCAACGTGTCACTGTTTTTAGCACTGGCCTTAATGGTAAATGTGTTGCCGCTGGTAAATGTAGGTGATGTAGAGGACCCGGTCACAATGGTAGTCCCGGTCGCCAGTCTTTCAAAAATTTTCACAGTGAATGTATCATTGCCCGTGGTAGTGATATCATTCTCATTAACATCAAACTGTGCATAAAGTGACTCAGCCCCAATATTCTTTCCACCACCTGCTGGATCAAGGGCCTTGTTTGCGCTTTGGTCGTTTTCGTAGAGAGGGCAAGGCTGAATGACCCATAGATCTGTGGTTGCATTCCATTTTTTTACCACCAAGTTAGCGCCTTGATTGACGTTGTTGGTTTTCATCCAGATTGAACCAGTTGGATGTGGTTCTGTGCTGGTGAGTCTCCATTGTGGCACGGAATAGTGAGGTGAAAATTCCAGCACCGGGGCATAGTATAAGCGTGGTGTGATACCAGCACCAGAAAGCACACTGCCTGAGTTATTGGTAATATCAAGAATACCGTTGCCAAAGTCAGTTGAACCATCATTGGTGCCACGGCTGTCTACATAGATTTCTAACTTACCATTCACGGCCTTGGCTTTCACACCAGCATTGCCGGCCATGGTAGAATTAATTGTAGTGGCCAACTGGGCCACTGTGGTGCCTGAAAACGTAACCAGCACGTCATTAAGATAAAAACTGCCCGATGTCAACGTAGGGTTGGTAGCTGTACCAATCACTGTGGGCCAAGAATTCTTCCAATCATCGCTGCCAATCAACACCCATGAGTTAGCTGCCACAGCAGGATTGCTGACGGTATTGCCTGGGCTCTTATAGTAGCCTGGATTGTTGGCGTTGGTAGCAACAATGGCATAGTCGCCAATGTTGCCCAGTGAGTTTTTGGGTACACCACTGCTAAGATCTGAGGCGCTGGTGATTACTCGTGGTGTTTTCACTGTAAATTCATTGGTAACAGTACTCCACTCAAACACGCCCCACGCAGTTGCGACAGTATCTAACCAATAGGTACCGTTTGGGGGCTCACCAACAGGACGTGTCAAACTAGCAGTAAGTTCGCTTAGATCAATGTCTGCGCGTTGCACATAACATTGATTGGAAACTCCCAAAGCAGAGTAGGCCGCAAACAAACCATATTCGTTGAGTTCAAAGCCATTGATGGGTGAACCAGCACTGGTCTGATAGAAGAATGGGTTACCAAACGTAAGGGCCAAATCTCTCTGTGAAGATATTAGATAGACTTTATTTGCAGTGGCCGCTATGGTGCCGGCTGCAATACCTGTGCCTGCACCACTGACTTTGTTTTGCGCTGTTGCACACAAGATGAACGGAACCGAATTAGATGGAGCTGGTAAGTAATTGCTTTCATCAATGAGGCTAACTTCAACGCCTGGGGAAACTAGTGCCATGGGTGTATTCCTTTAATAAAAATATGCTATTCATATTTAGCGAATAGTACCAAAACCACCATCTAACCTTGCCCTTAATAAATACCTTACCGGGTTATCGTTGGAATAGCATATGA